CTCCACCTCCCTCCATCGCTCCCCTCCCCGACCTCTCAGAACAGCGCCGCTGCGCCTCGCGTAGCAGCGGGAAGAACCAGGCCGGTTTCTTCGCTGGCCCGTACTTCGCGTACCAGGCCTCGGGCTCGTCGTCCGCACTGAGCTCCTCGACCACGCCTTTCCGAATCGCCGCGATCGAGCGCGTCAGCGAGCCGGGGCAGGCGGTGGCGAAGTAGCGTTTGTGCGGAGCCATCAGGTCTGGGTCGTTCGGCTTGATCCCTGCCCAGGTACAGATGCGCGCGTGCAGCCAGACTGACGCTTGCTTCTCGATCGGCGTCATCAGCTCGGAGCCGTTGTGTTCGTGCTCGACCCCGGGCCATTCGTTCGTGTTCGGGTTGGAATGCGGGCAGTGAGCCGAGCGCACCATCTGCCCCGCCTTCAGCGAGATCAGCGAGCCGTGGCGCCCCTCGAGGATGAAGCCGCCGCGGGTGATCAGGAAGTTGTGCCCGGAGTCGACCCAGCCCTGCCCCATGTGCTGCTTCTGGATCGCGCGAGCGTAGGCGCAAGCCTCCGCGTACGTCTCGCCGGCGGAGAGGTTCGGGACGTGCCCGGCGGTGTGGTGGAAGACCGAGCCGCCCGGGCGTCCTACGCGCTGGATCGCGCCGTTCGGCTTGGCGGCTCCCCACTCGTCGCAGGGGATGACGCGGAAGGGCAAAGGCGAGCGTTGCATGGAGTAAACGGTACTACGACGGGCTGACGCTAGGCGCCCATGCCGTAGACCGTGATGCGCGTGCCGGCGATGAAGTTGCCCGCAGCCGGCAGGAAGGTCAGGCGAGTGATGGCGGTGGCGGTGGTGCGCCAACCTCCGATGTTGAACTGCGCCGACTGCGCGCCGCTGGCGTTGCTGGTCTTGGACATGTTCAGAGAAGCAAGCACCTTGTTGGAGGTCGTGCCTGCGTAGTTCGGGATGAGCGCCGTGAAGCCGTTGAAGTAACCGGCGGTGGCGCCCGTGCCCGGCGCCGTACCTACGCTGATCCCGGTCGCTCCCAACGTCTCACCTGCTGCGGCAACAGCCGCTGTGCCGGTAACCACCTCGGAGTCGTAGTTGGCGGTCGCGTCGTTGTTGAAGCGCACGACCACAAGCTGCGTAGCGGCGTTGTCGCAGCGAACCTGCCCCACGATCATCAGATGCGCGTAGCCGCCGACGATCCCGGTGAAGTCGATGTTTGCGGCCGAACCTCCGAGCAGGTTGTCGGCCAGCGCGCCGGCGCCCTTCTTGAACTCCGCGGCGGTGACGATATCGCCTGCGATCCAGCCACTAGCCCATGTTCCCGACACTCGTTACGCCTCCTCAGTAGGCCAGCACGGCCGTCTCCGCATCGCCCAGCATCGCCGTATCCAGTGTGAACAGTTGACCATATGCGTCGGCCGGTGACAGCTGGTAGGTCGCCGACCATTCCCCGCGCACAATCGAGTAGGCGATCGACTCGATAAAGCAGTCGCGGATGATCTGTTCGGGCGTGATCGGGTCGGGGCTGTCCGGGTCGGCCTCGACCGTCACGCGGTCGGAGAGCTCACGCGCCAGAATCGCCGGCCAGGTGATCGCCAGCGCCTGCGGCTTGACGCTCAGCTTGGTGAACTCGAGCCGCGGGTCTTTGCGTAGCGAGAGCTCGAAGCCGGCGCGGTCTAGCGCAGCATCGTCAGCGGGGGCGTAGAGCGGCTCGCCGCCGGGGCCGAAGCCGGTCAGATCACCGGCTAGCGGTAGGTCGAGCGAGAGGGTGTGCCGCCAGAACTGCTCGATGCTGAAGCCGTCCGTGGCTCGCTGCGCGTTCGAGCTACCGGTCGAGGTAACGACGATCTCGTTCTTGATCTGGTCGACGTCGAACTCGGGCGCTAGCCCGTCGTTCAGATACGGGACGCGGGTCGAGGAGGTCGAGCCGTCCGTGAAGGTGATAAGCGGCGTGGTGTTGTAGCGCGAGTGGCGATCCTCGAAGATGAAGCGCCCTTGCCCGTCGATGTAAGCATTGCCCCGCTCGGCCGCGACTATCTCCTGAATGTGCTCGAGCGCGGACACCGCCGCGAGTGTGACCGGCTGCACGACCGAGTTGCCCGTGTCGACCACCGAAGCCGGAACGCTGAAGGAAAGGATCGTGCTGGTGTCCAGCGTCGACGTGCCAAGCGTCCAGTAGGCGCCCGGCAACGGTGTCGCGTCGGGCCAGCCTGCCGCGCTGAGCACGCGGGAGATGCGCGAGCCGGTGAGCTCGACCGGGAAGGTTCCCTCGATCTCCGCCTGTGCCAGCAGAGCGAAGCCGTCCACGGCCGTTAGCTCCACGCTCATCCACTTGGGCGCGTCCCAGGAGATCGGCCAGCGCTCGATGTAGCCCGTGAACAGGTAGTAGGTGACGCCAGACCAGATCGCCGAGACGCGGATCTTCCGCATCGGCAGCACGTAGGGATAGTGCGGCGAGAAGGTGTAGGTCGGGTCGTAGGCTCGGTCGCTGTTATTGATCTTCAGCGTCAGGGTTGCCGCCTGCACCTGGTCGAGCTCGCGCTGACGGCCGCGGCCGATGCTCGCGCTTACGACGTCGGCGCTGATGTCTTCGTAGGCAGGAACGGCAACATTTGGGTCGGTCGTGAAGGCAACCTCCACCACCAGCTGCGGCAGGTCAGGCAGGGTTCAGCCCTGCGCCACCGCGGGCCAGATCACGGAGCGCGTACTTCTGCGTCGTCCGCCAGAGCGTCTCGCCGTCGACCTGCACCACAATCGTCGCGTTCAGGTCGCGGCCGGCGCCTCCAAGCGGGATCACGGCCTCGGGGCCACGCTCGCCGAGCATCGCCACAGTCGGCCCGGTGACAATCCCGCCGGAAGCTAGATGCGGAATGTCCGGCGGGTTGACGCCGATGTGCGCGTCCTTGTGAAACGGGATCGGAATCGTAATGTTGAACTCGAGCGCCCGGTTGATGCGGTCGATCACCGCGTTCACTGCGCCGCGGATCATCGCCACCAGCCGGCCGGGCAGCGAGGAAAGCCCCGAGACGATCCCGCTGACCAGGTGCGCGCCGACGCGAGCGCCCCAGGAGGCGACGTTGCCGAGGTTGCGGGAAATGGCACCGCCGATGTTCTGAAGCTGGTTCCAGACCGCTCCGCCGATTGCCTCGAGGCCTGCTACCACGCCTCGCTTGACAGCTTCTCCCATCGCCCTGCCCAACCTGAATAGCGCGACGGCCGCAGCTCCCACCATTGCCTTGACCGCTTCCAGCTGCGTCCTAACCAGGTTCGTCCAGACCCGCCAAGCCGCAGACCAGTCTCCACGCAGCAGCGCCGCGATGGTTCGCATCGGCGCCGTGGCCAGCTTGATCGCCGCCTCTATCGACTTGGCCACCGCCATCACGATCGGGCCGATGGTCGACCAGTTCTGTTTTACCGTCGTGGACACCTGCTTGACGATCACGATAAAGGAATCGAGCGAGGGCTTGATGTCCTCCATCCAGGCCTTCTTGACGGCCTTGGACGTCTCGGGCCACTTGTCGCGCAGCACGCCGATTGTCTGCTCGAGCGCCGGAATCATCTTCGCAACCAGTTCGCCGGCGAAGTTTCTGAACGTCTCCTTTGCAATGTTGATCTGACCGGGCAGCGTCTTGCCAATCGCCTCCGCCGAGCCGCCAACCTCGCTACGAAGCTCCTTCAGGATGATCTTCTGCGCGCCCATGATGTCGCCGCTCTCGACCAGCGCTTTGATGGTCTTCTTCTGCCCCTCGGTGAAGGTCACGCCGATCTTGGCGAGAGCGCTAACGCCCTTGATCGGGTCGTTGAGCGCCTTCCCCAGCTGGATCGCCGACTTGCTCGCGTCCGTCCCAAAGGCGACGGACATATCAGTAACGATGCTGGTCGCCTGGTCAAAGATATCGTTGTTCTTGCCGGCCTGGTTGTGAATCTCCTTGAAGGTCAGCAGCATGTTCTCGCTCGAGGCGATCTGCTCGTCGTCAATCCCGGTCTTCTTCATAATCGCGGTAGCGAGGTCGGAGACGTGCTTAGCCGTGACGTTGGCTACTCCGCCGGTCGACTTGATCACGGCGTTCGTCTGAGCAGCGACCTTCTCCGACTGCTGGTACTCGCCAATGCCGATCTTCAGGCCAACGGCCAGCGCGCCGAGCCCCGCGCCGCCGGCCGAGAAGGCGGCGATCTTGCCCATCTTGCCGAGCGTCTTGCCGAAGCCGCCGGCGCTCGAGTCGGCCTTCCCCAGCGCACGATGCAGCGAGGAGGCATCGCCGACGATCTCGACTTCGAGCTTACGTGCCATAGGCCTTTTGCAGCTGCTTGTTCGCCTCGTCCAGTTGCGCCAGGGTCAGGTCGCCGATCGGCACCGTTACCCCAATGCTTCCAAGGGCGGGTGTCCAGAAGTCCGCGGGCTCTCGGGGCCCGACGATGGCTCGTCGGGCGTAGAAGCCAAAGGGGAGTCCTCCTCCTCAACTTCCTCCATGTGCGTCATATCGGCGTTCAGCGCCTCGTCGGCGACCAGGCCAGGCGAGCGCTCGGGATCCTTGCGCCGCAAGACGATGTAGAGCGTGATCGCCAACCTGCCCCCCACGCCTACCTCGTCGGCGTTCATCCCCAGCGCCTTCTCGGCCTCGGCCATCTCGCGCACGCGCACGTTGTCGGGCTCGGGATAGAACACGCCGTCGATCTTGAATCCCTTCACCTAAAACCTCCTTCCGAGGTCGTCTAGCAGGTCTTCCATTTTGTTCATCACCTTAGTCTCGGAATCGGATACGGCAGGGATCAAGCCGCGCCGCATCTGCAACGATCCGAACTCCGGATGCTGGCCGGTGGTCTTGCGCCGGCGCTGCTCGACCACCACGCGCCCAAAGCCTTTCAGCCGGGCGCGAAAGCCCATCGCCGAGCGCGTGTCGATCACGGAGAACAGGTTGCGCGCTTCGTCCTGCACGATCCGCCCTGCATCCAGCAGCCGCGACTCCAGCTCGGGCTTTAGGTCGGAGTCGTACTTCTTCAGCGCGCGGTGAAGCTCGCGCAGGCCCTTGACCTTGACGGCCTTGGTCGGCACCTAGTGCCCGTCGAACCACGAATGGCGAACCATGCGACCCCCCTTCAGCCCTTCTGTCTTGCGAGGCCCGCGGCTGCGGTGATCAGCGCTACCAGCGGCAAGCGCAGATCAACGCCCGCATCCCCATGCCCCGAGAGCGCGAGCAGCACGTACGCGGCCAGCACCATCGCCAGGCAGACCGCGAACACCAGCAGCGGGTCTTCCAGGTACTTCAAAACACGAAGTGGAACAGGAAGATGATCTGACAGACCAGGATCGCTGCCAGCAGCACATCCGCAAGCGTGAACTGCATTGCCCCTCCTTATGCGGTCGGATAGGTAATGCCGGTGCCGGTGCTCGAGTTACGGAACTCGAACTCACCTTCGGCCGCTTCACCCATCGTGAAGGAACCGGGGTAGGTGAACAGCACCGCCGAGGCGAGGAGGATCGCCGGGTTGGTGGCCGAGCGCGCCGCGTTGATCGGCCGCACCTCGACCGGGACGCCGGTGTTGGAGCCGATCAACGGCGAGAGCGTCGCGTGTACCGAGCCGCCGGCGAAGTCCCAGAGCAGGGTTAGCGTGATCGCGGCCGTGCCCAGTCCTTTCGTCTCCTGCACGTAAGCCGAACCGAAGGCCGTTACTTCGACCGGCGCTCGAGAGTCCTCCCAGGTGGCGCCGCGGCAATGGTTCGACAGGTCGACCGAGTTCACCAGAACCAGGCAGTTAGTCGCTACTCCGACGATCGCCATTGCCTAGCCCCCTTTCTTCTTCTTGGGTTCGGCGAGCCAGCCCGCAGCGATCAGGGCTGTCTCCTGCTCTTTCGTCAGGTCGAGCTCCACGTCCGCGCCGATCTCCGGCGCTGGGCTGGCGGGATCGGAGAGGAACCTAACGCCTTCCTCGCTCGCAATCTCATACGACTTCTTAGCCATACAGGATCGCCGCCACGGTCACGGACGTGACGCCCGAGTAGGTGATCGTGCAGAGGCCAGTGGTCAGGTCTGCGAACCACTGCGCGTCTACCGGCCCCCAGTCCCTCGTCGTGGCGTTGGTCACGGAGAACGTCGGGCTCACCGCCACGACGCCCGTCTCGACCACGCGGCCGGACGGAATCACCATCGTCACGGTGATCGGCGAGCCGCCACCGTTGACGACCCGCAGGTACATGTTCGGCCCGCAGGCCATCGCATCGCCGCCGCCGGCCGCGGCTACGGGCGTGATCAGGTTGCCAAGGCCGCGTACGACGCCGCCTTGCGTGGTCAATGTCGCCAAGCTATGTACCTCCCGCGATCACTTCGACTGTGAACTCTACTAGCAGCATAGGACTACCTCCGGCCGTTTCCACCTTGCCACGGAAGTCATGCCGCGTGACCAGCACCGTCGCAGTCGTTCCGCCAAGCGTCTGGTCGGACTCGAGCAGCGCCTTGACAGAGGTCGTCCCGATCGGCGAGCAGACGTCATCGAGTAGCCGCTGCGAGGAAAAGTCGTCGGTGAAGTCCACGAAGGCCTGCACCACAAACGTCCAAACGTCGAAGCCGCGGCGCATGGTCAGGTCGTAGTCGACCGAGGGCGGGAGGATCTGAATCGTGGGCGGGGTCGGCGACGCCATCGCGTACTCAAAGACGTTGACGTCAGCGATCGGATCGAGCTTGACGGCCATAGCCGCGCGTACGGCGCCGATATTCACTGCTCGAGCGAGCTCCGCACGTAGGGCGCGAGCAGGCCGCGCACGTTGTTGTCGACTAGGCCGATGGCGATTGCGGTGCCATCGAAGCCAGCCGAGATCATCGAGCCCGAGCGCATCAGCTGAAACAGCCGCCCGGCGATCACCGTAGTAGCAGCCTTCACCGCCGGCGGGATCACGGGCCAGCCGAACGTCCCGGTGACCGATACCGCGTTGGTCAGGTACTGCGGGAAGACGTAGCCGCTGAAGCTCCGTAGCTGCGTGTAGGGCGCTACGGCCTCGAGTACGTAGTCCGTGTTCAGAACAAGCGGCGTGCCCGCAGAAACGCTTACAGCCGTAATCGTGGCCGCGTCGTCGATGTTCACGAAGTCGGGCGAGATCGCGGTGAACTTGCGCGTCTCCGCGGCGCCAAGCGCGAAGGTGCGCCGGCAGATGCCGTCTACAGCCCGCGAGGCTGCCAGCACCGCCAGGCGAATGTCTGCGTCGGCAAACGTCTCGCGGATGGCGCGCGTGGTCTTTAGCTCCTCCGCGCTGACGTACTCCTGTCCGAGGTCGTCGTGGTCGATCACCTGAATCAGAAACTCAGGCGACTCCTCGAACTGCGCCGAGGGCAGCGTGACTCGCCACCAGCCGACATAGAACCCGAGCGTGTCCAGGTCAGAAGCGCCCCAGTTGTAATGGACGCTGCCGGTGGTCGGCGTGTCGATCGTGACTGCGCCGGCGCTGACCTTCAACGTCGAGTCGTTGACCGAGCGCATGTAGAACGTCACCGTGTCGCCGGTCAGGTCGACCGGGACGCCATCGGTGAGGATCTGCCCGAACAGCGGCGGCTGCCGGTTGTTCTTGAAGTGGACGATGGGCGCGATCACGCGCTCCCCATTCTTCCACGCACCACGGTCGTTATCTCCCCCGAGCTCGTAGCCGAGCCGACCCGTCCGCCGACCGTTACGCCCACCACGCCGCGCTCATTCGAGTCGAAGGGCGGCAGGAAGGGGATCGCGCCGACGATCACCACGGGCGCCATCGTGCTCGCCAGCGCCAGCGCAGCCGTAACGGGGATGGTGACGTTGCCGCCGGCGATGATCACGGTGGGCGCCGGAGCGCTCGCGTTGGCCAGAGCGGCGGTGAAGATCTTGACCAGCACCGGCACGGCGGCAGGCGATACGCCGAGCGCGAGCGCCGCCGTTACGGCCTTCACCAGCAGCACGGTTGGAGCAGGGACGACGCCCAGCGCAAGCGCCGCGGTCTGCGGCACCGTCACCAGGATCACCGGCGCCGGGACGACTCCGAGTGCGGTCGCTGCGCCAACTACGACAGTGACGTTGCCCGCGACGATCACCGTGGGCGCAGGCGTGACGCCAAGCGCAAGCGCTGCGGTCAGCGGGATCACCACAACCGGCCCCGGCGCGGGACTCGAGGCAACAGCCAGCGCGGCAGCGGGAAGAACCTTCACATCCACCACGGGAGCGGGCGTGACACCGAGCGCAAGCGCGGCGGTCGTCGGCGCGTCGAGTTTGACCACCGGTGCCGGGCTCGAGCCTGTAGCTAACGCCGCGGTGACCGGCACCGAAACATCGGCAACCGGTGCCGAGAAGTCAGGGAGCGGAAACCCGAGCCGAGAAAACGGCTGTTGCCGGAAGCGCCGCAGCGTCGCAGGGACGAAGCGCTGGTAGGCCGGGAACCCTCCGCCGGCGGCGCCGTGGAAGGAAGCAACGACGCTAACCCACTGGTCGTCCGTGCCCGTCCAGGACATGGTGACCGTGCTCGGGGTGGATGCGGGCTCGGTGCTAGCCCCATCGCTCCACGAAACTTCCGAGGTCGTGAAGATGGCGGTCTGGCCTGCTCCGACAACCTCCGGCCCGACTGCCTCGGAGATCATCGAGTCGACCACGATCGAATCCGGAACAAGCGTGGTCACGGCCACGGAGGGATCGGTGGCGCCGGAGCCGGTGTTGGTGACGCCGAGGGTGAACGGCCCGTCTGCCGTGAACGACTCGGCGATAATGCGGTGGTTCTCGGAGCTCCCCAGCGAGACGACGACGTTGGCAGTGCCAACAGCCGGGTCGGGCAAGTACCAGATCTCGGTTTGCAGCGTGTCGGTCGGAGACTCGAACGTAACCGCTTTGATCAGGTCGACGCCGCCGTACTTGACGCTGTTGACCGTGACCGGCCCGTTGCGAATGATTAGCTCGACAACGAGGCCACGGTTATTACCGGCCGGCACCGTGTAGCTGAGCGTCCCGCCAGTCGAGGTTACGACTGTCTGGGTTGGCGTCCCGACAAGAACAGGAACGGCCATCTAGCCAGCCCCGATCAGGTCATCGCGTTGACGGAGAGGTCGGTGACGGTGACCGTCTCGGCCGTCGAGCCTGACCGCTTTGCGTCGATGTGAATCGTCCCGGCCAGCGTCGTATCGATGTTGGTCGTGGTGCCACCCGTAGCGGTCGGCATCACGATCGGGTTGTTCGAGCCCGTCGTCCAAAAGCCGATCACGCCGTCCGTCATCAAGTCTCCGAAGCAGAACAGCGGGCTTGCCGTAGGGACGAAGGTGGAAGCATCGCCGCGGGACTCGATCACGACGTTCATGATGAAAGAAGCCGTCTTAGTAGCCGCGCCGGCGATGGCCGCAGAAGTGCAGATGATCGTGCCGCCGGCATCGGTAGGAACCGCTCCGGTCTGGTGACGTACCTCGAAAGTCCAGTTGCCCGGCGTAGCCGCGTTGACCAGAATCCCCGCCATCCTGATCCACCAGCGCTTTCCAGTCTCCGCCCAGTAGCCGGCCGGGAAGACGAGGCTGGTGTACGGGACACGAAGCACCGGGATCATGCTGATCGAGGTTGTCAGCGGCGAGGTCGCGGTGAAGTTGCCCGACTGGAAGTACGGCCGGCGAGTTTCGTGGTAGAGGGGCCCCTCGTTGGCCATCTAGGTCGTGTCGACCTTGCAGACGCCGGTGGCGTCGAACTGGATCGTCAGGTTGGCCGCGGTCACGGTCTGCGCTCCGGTGTCGAAGTAGACCAGCAGCGGGTCGGTCGTGCTCGCGCCGGCGGTGTTCTCCCAGATCAGCGCATAGCGAAAGGCGGCGATCGTCACCGTCGTCCAGATCGCATCGGCGGCGTCTAGCCGCGTCTCGTCGGTGCCGGTGTCGTAAACGGAAGTCTTCGAGCCGAGCGTGACGCCCAGCGCCGTATAGTTCGTGCCGGAGACTTCACTGCCAGACCAGTCGTTGAAGAAGTCGTCCGTGTCGACGTTGACCGTCTGCGAGACGGTGTGCAGCGAGCACTGAATCGCGTTCGTGTCCCAGCTGGTGACGGGCGAGGCGGCGCCCATCTGGCGGTCGAAGTAGAGCCCGAACCAGGGCATTACTTCACTTCCTCGATGCTCGCGATCTTCAGGCCGGCGCCGTCGTAGCGGGCCTGGTCGCGCTTGCGCCGCTCGAGCTCGCGTGCCTTCTGCTCGGCGGTCAGGCTCTCGTTCTCCTCGAGCCGCTGGAAGGTGAGGGGGAAACGCGACTCGCGCCGGTGTTGCGCGGCCAGCGCGAGCTTCTCCGCTTCGGCCCTGTTGCGGGCCAGCAGCGTCATCCGCTGATCGCCGCCCTTGTGCCTGAAGTGGATCCGGTAGCGCTTCTGCGTTTCCCCCCCTGCCATCCCTACTTGTCGTCCTTCGCCTGTGCCTTCTGCTCGGAAGACAGAGGCTTGTCCTCCGGCTTCTGCTCCTCCGGCAGTGGCTCAGCATCCGGCGGCACCGAGGGCGCGCCGGCGCCGGCGACGAGGGTCTGCGCGATCTCGCCCGGGGCCTGGTTGGTCGAGACACCAGGGCGGTTGATCGGCATATCCTCGTCGTACGGGCCGGGAGCGCTCGAGGCGTCCGCCGGGTGAGGGACGTTCTCCGTAACCGAGGTCACAGCGTTCCCGTGAACCTCGGGATCCGGCTTCTCTACGTCTTTCGCCATGCGTACTCCCTTCGGTCTAGGTGGCTGCGAACTTGATTACCCGGAGCGCGTCCGGGAGAACCACGTTTGCATCGAGCCGCAGGTAGCCGCGGAAGCCAACCTGCCCGTTATCGCTGTGGAGCTCGTTCTGGCGCTGCATGAACACGCCATCGACGCGGCGGATCCAATAGGCGCGGTTGAACTGGCCGACGATGCCGGACTCGGAGTTAGCACCGATCGCGGCCAGGTTCGGGTGCGCGTAGACCGGCATCCCGAGCACCGTGTCAGGCGTGCCCGCGGCCATCGAGGCGTTCCAGATCGGACGGCCGGTGGTGTCGACGATGGTCATCATCCGCACCAGCAGCGAATCGCTGACCAGGATCGCCGCCCCGTCGCCGTAGCGGTACTGGTACGGCACCGACAGGAAGGCCGGCGCGAGGCCCGCGTAGGTGGTGGTCGTGACCTGACCCGCGACCAGCGTCGTTCGTGTCACCACGGCGCCGTTGAGGATCCCGGTGGGCTGACCGGAGCCCGTGCCGCTGATGAAGGCGGCTTCGGCCAGAGCGCCGATCCGCTCGCCGAACTCGGTGGTGATGAAGCTCGAGAGGTCGAAGGCAGAGTCGGTCAGGAGCTCCTCCGAGACGATGATCTTGGTAGCCGCTTTGTAGGCCGACAGAACGCCCTGCGTCATCGTCTCATCAGATGGCGTGTAGGCGCCCGACTCGGCCACCCAGGCCGCGGTGCCGTGCGTCAGGTTGAGCGGAATGTTGAAGATATCGCCCGTCGAGGTCGTGATGTTGCGACCGAGCGAGAAGACGCCGCCGGGCAGGAAGCGCAGCGCGCGTACCACCATGTCGGCGAGGTCGATCGGGACGAAGAAGCCGCCGCCCGAAGCTGCCTTCGAGAGCACGCGGAATTCCTCCTGATCCATCCCCTCACGGCCGTTGACCAGCCAGGAATAGATCGCCTTGCGGACGTCGGGCTGGTTGGCAGCCCGGATCTTGCCCGCGTCAGTGCCGCCCGGCGGGCTCATCGAGCCCGAGCGGTACTCGGCCAGGCTGGTCGCCGTGCCGTCGCTCGGCAGCCACTCAGCCGCATCCTCCGGGTTGTGGTTGAGCACCGACTGCGTGCGGTGTTCGAGCTCGAGCCGCCTGTTGATCTTGATCAGGTCGGCCTCCCGCTTGTCGTACTGCTCCTGATCCTCCGCCAGTAGCTGGCCGTCGTTGTCGTTGGCTCGCTCCTGCATCGCATCGGAGTACGACCGGAGCTCGGCCACCAACTGCTGCCGCTGCTCCTGCAACTGTTTGCGTTCGTCGTCTCTCAAAACGTCCCCCCTCTCTCAAGGATGGATAGTCGTAGCTCTCGCTCCCTTTGCGAAAGCCCCGCCGCTCCGAGAGAGGGCGTTGCCCCTGCCGCATCGTCAGCCTGCGCCTCTACGCCGCTGAGGAGTTCCTGCAAGGGGATCGCTGCGAAGCCTTGCGTACGCATTTCCACTGTAGTTGATTCGTAGGCCGGCTCATACGTCAGCGTGACGTCGAGCAATCTCTGCGCGTTGGTGACGGTGCGCGTCGGCGGGATCGCGTGCGGATCCATGCGCGAATCGCTGGGCAAGGTGGCGATCCCGTAGGACATTCCGCGTACGTCGCCGCGGGCGATCAGCTCGCGCACGTCGTTTCCAAGCTGCGTGTTCGGCAGGTCGCCCTCGAAGTAAAGCCCGCGCGCGTCGTCCTTCAAGCGCAGCGTCTTGCTCCGAGTGGTGGCCAGCATCGCGTCGCGGTCGTGCTGCCAGAGCAGCGGCACGTTGGCGGAGCGGGTCAGCGCCTTGCGAAAGGCCCCGTGCGCGACCTTCTCGACGTAGCCGGTCTGCTCGATCAGCCACTCGTTCCAGGGCGTATCGTAAACCGCTGCATAGCCGCGCACCGTCCGCCCCTTCACTTCGGCATCGACAAGCGCGGCCGAGCGGAGCTCCCGAACAGCGTCAGGCACCAGGCACCACGCTAGGGATTGTGCCGTTTCCTGCGGACGGTGGCTGAGCGGCGGCGAGGAGTGCCGGCGGAACCGGCTTCGGCTTCGGCTTCGGCGGTGGCGGCAGGCCTTCGCGCTCGGCGATCAGGGTGGCGTCGACCACGCCCATGTCCTTGTACAGTTGCCAGACCTCGGCGCGCGTCTTCGAGTCTCCCTGCGTCGACTCGCTCAGATCGAAGGCGCAGTACCAGGACGGGAACGGGAAGATGCTCGAGTCGTGGCTGACGTACTGCGCGATGTTGTTGACCAGCGGCGCGATCGTCTGCGAGGCCAGCCAGATCCGGTTCGCCTCAACGGTCTGGTAGGTCATCGAGTCTCCGAGCGATCCGCCGATGTAGGTCGGCGGCAGCTTGAAGATGTTGGCGATCTGGGTCTTGGAAAGCTGCGAGTTCTCGACGTACTGCATGTCGGCCAGCGGGGCCGAGATGCTCTGGTAGGTCGCGCCTTCCTCGAGCACCGCCACGCCGCCGCGATCCCTCGAGCCGCGACCGTAGATCACGCGCCAGTTCTCGCGGATCCGCTTGGGCGCGTCCGTGCCCAGCTTGTTCGGGTGCTGGATCACGCCCGAGGCGTAGGGATGGCCAGAGTACATCTCGCCCTCGAAGCGCTCGCGGGCCTTGACGATCCCGAGCGCTTCGCGCGACTGCTGAATCGGCGAGAGGCCGAAGATGCCATCGCAGGAGACGCCGAACACGTGCAGGATGCGGTCGTCGCCCATCAGCGGCTCTTGAGTGCCGCTCATCCGCGTTATCCGGTAGGCCTTCAGGCCGGCTTCCTCGTTGAAAAGCACGTCCACTCTCGAGGGGTGCACCAAACGGAGCTCCACCACCAGCCCGTCCACGTCGCGGAGCTTCTCGATGAAGCCGTTGCCCCAGAGGAGCAAGTGAGAAGCCAAGGTTGACCAGAAACGGTGAGACGGTGTGTACGGGTTCGGTAGGTCATGCAGCATCCTCCATGCTCGATGTTGGTTCTGCTCCTCGATCCCGGTCTGTGGGTTGTCCGGCGAGAGGCTGAGGTCGCGGTAGACCTTCAGCGGCAGCTTCGACACTTCTTCGCAGATCAGGTTGACGGCGGCGAAGACGTCGGCCATCGCAAGCGAGCTCTCAACGCTGACCCGCTCACCGGAGAGCGTGGGCGAAGCGCTGAAGGCGTCGAACATCCAAGACTGGGGCGTTGCGAATCCCGCGCGTAGCTCGCGCACGTACTGCCGCGGAGTTCGGATCGAGAACACCTAGCGCAAGCCTACCGCGCTAGACGGCTATTAGCCCACGCTCGTCATAGACCGAGCCCAGCTGCGAGGAGGCCTGCCAGAGCGCGATCGTGCCGGCGACCAGCGGCGAGATATCTCCGCTCGAGGCGCGCCGGCTCCACGCCCACGCGTCACCGAGCGGCCGGGTTGATGCGTTCTTGACCGCTACCGAGAGCTCGTCTTGCCCGAGATGGCGCAGGCCCTTCTCCTCCACCAGGTCGAACAGCGCGCCGCAGGCTTGCGCGTACTCTCGCGCCGCGATTAGTTCCACCGTCAGCCCTAGGTTCTCGAGAGGGCGGATCAGCGCCGCGGCCGGCGACGCCGGATCACAGCTGATGCTCGCAAGGGCGTGCGACCGGGCGAGCTCCGCAATCCGCTCAGGAAGCCAACCGGTGCCCCGGCGCTGATCGACCTTCTCGAGATGCAGCAGCCCGTCTCGCCGCTTTCCTGCCGCCATGATCACCGCGCGCTCCCGGGACGGCACCACGTCGAAGGCGAGACAGATCGGGTCTTCCATCTCGGAGTCGTTGTCGGTGAGCGCGTGCCAGGCGGCAAAGTCGATCGGCGCATCGGCTTCGTGGTCGGCCGGCCAGTCGCCGATACCGAGCCGCTCAACAGCGAAGGTGCGCGCGTCCATCGCGCGGCGCTCCGCGGCAACGTGCGTCTTGGCGATGCGGATCCCGAGCGCCGGGTTCGCCTGCTGCCAGGCCTTCGGGTCATCGAGCACGGCGTCCAGCGCGTCGATCTCGCCGGGCGCCGACCACTCGAGGTAGGCCAGCCCCTTGTCCTTGGCGATCCCGCGCCGGCGAACGCGCGCGAACGCGCTCCCGTGGTCGTGAATCAGCTGGTCGACGGCTGAGCCGAAGTACCAGACGTGAGGGTTAGGCCGCGCGCTCAGCGTCGGCATCATCGAGCCGACCGCGACCTCGGGCAGGAACATCGCCTCGTCAAAGATCACGTCATCGGCGGTGAAGCCTCGCCCGCCTCCCTTGGTGCGGGTACGAAAGCGAATCCGCTGACCAGACTTCAGCTTGATCTGCTCGCGGCCGTTGGTCTTCGAGACGTGCTTGACCTGCTGGTCGTACTCCGGGCACGACTCGATCAGGTCGAGCAGCCGCCAGAACATCTCAAGACAGGTGTCGGTCAGATGCGCCGTGTACAGCGTCAGCTGCGCGTCGAAGGCGAACAGGTTGGCGAGCTCGATCGCCTCGATGATCCCGCCCTTGCCGTTCTGACGCGCGACGTCTACCCCATTCTCGAACGAGGCCCACTTGCGGTTCTTGCGAACCTTCAGCGTTCGCTCTAGCGCATGCTGCTGCCAGTCGTCCAGGATCAGGCCGGCGCGGGCGGCGCACTCGACCGCTTCCTTGCCACGGGAGGTCTTGACCCGCGGCGCGTGGTCGATGTTCGGCTTCACCACGTCAGCACCAGCACGGCAACCAGGGAGAGCAGCAGTGAGAGCCCGACCACGACGTACGCGACCAATTCCCAGTCGTCGCGTTTCACCAGACCCTCGAGAACAGCCGCCGGCGCCGAGCCCGGCCGGCAGTCGCGCGGTTGCAGCGGCGGTGGCTCGGGCCGAGGTAGGACGTGCGGTCGTCCGAGTGGTCGAGATCCCAGAGCGCTTCCGGGTGAATCGGCTTCCCGCAGCGCGCGCAGATTGCGCCTCCGTTGGCAACGTCCAGAGCGACAGCTTTGCGGCGGTTCTGGTGACTCAAGCCGTAACCCCTAGCACTTGTCTTAGATCGTTGAGCACTCATCTTTATTCCTTACAACGGGGGTATTTTCCTGACTGCGCGGGGTCAGAAGCGCACTTCAAAAAAAATCGCGTCAGCCCTGACAACGTATCTAGCTTCGAATCGCTTACAACCAAGTTCCTCTTCACTGCTGGTTTAGACCTGAAAGGTTACGCCGCGGAGCGGCCAGAGTAACCCTTCTTTGTTCCTTGCCC